ACACTCTGGCCCCCCGTTTCCCATGTACCTCCCCAGCGCCGTAATCTTGTACGGGCTAGGGAGTACATGAGGAACAAGAACAACATCATTCATATACCTATCTCCTTTCTTTGTGACTACATTATAGCATAGGTGGTGTGCATGTGCAAGCACATATTATACTATTGCTTACGTACACGCTTAGGCTTTACATTATGTACATAATATTTGCGGTGTACATAGTATATGAAGAACACGACGAATGCAAGCAACAGAATAGGGCTATTTGTCACGCAGTCAAACACATACATAGCGTAGTCTATAATCGTATCAATCAGCGCGAACAGCAGCCGCAGCAGTTCGATAAAGAAGCCGCCTATATTGTCCGTGAGGTTGTTAGCCGCTGTGTGTACTTGATCGCTGGTGCTGTACATTGTTGCTCCTTTCGGTTGGTGTACTATTATAATATAGCGATTGTATACAGTTGTCAAGTACATATTTTCAAGTGGATTATGCGGCTTTATGTAGGAAATATGGAGAACATAAACAGCTATTGTAAAGCGGTACACGGTGACGTATATTGTAATTGCGCCGAAGGGAAGGCGCTAGAACACAACAGAAAGGAAAGAAATGAAACTCCGTAACATGAGCGCAACCGTAAGCGAAGAGCCGAGCATCACCATTCAGCTTGAAAACGGCGATATTGTCGAGCTTGAGAACGCTACCGTTCTAACCTCCTATGCTTCTCGCGTCGCTGTGTACTGCAAAATGCGTGTGTATCTTCTTCCGCGCTATGATTACAGCGTGACCACATGGAAACATGTACATGCGTTCATTGAGGACTATTGCACCGCCGTTAATGATTACAGCGCCGCCCGTATTCGCGCAATCGCCGCCGCTGGCGTGACCGATGTAGAACGCGAATATGCTTTTGCAAGCGGTATCGTGCTCCGTAGTGGATACGTTGAGCGCTACTAATTTTGTAGGTTTTGTGGAGCGGCTGCAAGTGGGTTTTAATACTTGACAAGCCGCACCGCAAGGCGTAATATATGATTTGCCATTAAGGTACACAACAGAAAGGATTTATCATGGCACGCAACACGATTCAGAAGAAGTTCACCTCTACGGAGGTGCGCGGTTACGTCATTAAGGACGGTCAGCCCGTTCAGGCTGCCTATCAGCTTGACAAGAAGTGCGGACTGAACACCGCGCAAGCGCTCATTCGTAAGCAGGAACCCAGTTTTGCAGCCGTTGAGGTCGTGGAGCATGAACAGCTTTACAAGATGACTTTCGAGGACTTCAAGAAGTACGGCACCCTTTGCGACGCGACCGAAGCGGACGAGGACTAACACGGTAGGACGGGCGGCGAAAACGCAGCCCATGAATGAAAGGAAAAGACATGGAGAACACCGAACTTGCGACCATCACGAACGAAGCGCCCGATATGGTTAAGGGCATGTACTGCTCCATCCATGCGGACACGCAAGAGGATAGGTTGGACATTTACGAGGCTGTTTCTAACTCCCTCCCCCTCGATGACATGGTGGGAAAGGTTGTGGAGGTTGAGAACGTCATTATTCAGCCCGTGGAAATGACCGATAACGCGACGGGTGAAACTACGTTGCGCAATCGCATTGTGCTTATCACCCCGAAGGGCGATGCCTACGGATGCACCAGCACTGGCGTTGAAACCTCGATGAAGAATCTTTTCAGCATCGTAGGTTGCCCGCCGTGGAACCCCGCAATCAAGTTCGACGTTGTGAAGAAGCAGGGACGCAACGGGTACAAGTTCACTAGTTTGCAGCGTCACAAGTAAACACCCCGAAGCAGAGCGGAACGCGAGGGCGGGCGAAATGCCCGCCCTTTCTGTTAAGGAGGTGGTTTGATGACCAAGGCTAACGAGAACGCCCGCGCCCGTGTTGCGGATGCAGAACGGAGGGCGCGGCGCAAAATCAAGAGATTGCAGAACAAGGGCATAAGGACGGGCAGCGTAGAGCCGTTTAGGACGGTTGACCCATCGAACACGAGGGCGCTAAACTCATACGCCAACCAGTTGGAAAAGTTCATATCACGTTCAACTCGTTTTGTTGCGGGGCGCGACGGTACCCCGATACCGTACACGGCTTATAGGGATTACAAACGGCTTGAAAGGCAATGGAACAGGGAACATAATAGATACTGGCAGAAGTTCGCCGCACATCCGTTCCTGACCGCCTACGGCGAGAGCGATACAACATTGGGGATGCGTTCGGCTATGGCTCATGTTAAGGGCTTGCCGTTCGGGAACATAGACTATCAGCGCCAACTACTCCCTGAGCAGATACGCAGTGAAGCGGATTTGCGGAAGCGGGCGCAGATTTTGAAGCGCGAACTATCCCCGACGTATCAGCGCAAGCGGATAACACAGCTTCGCAAGAACCTTTTGGAACATGCCGCGACGTTCAACGATCCGCGAATACCCAACATGATTAGGAAGTTGAGCAACGACCAACTGTTTGCGTTGCAGAACTTCACAAACTTCGTTCCCCTTTATTACAGGTACATAAACACCGACCGTGATAACGTGATGGGCGCACAGGCTGACGCTATGGACGATGAAGCGCAGAAAGAGCATATGATACTGACCATCCAACAGGTTCAGAACCAGTACCCCAAGAAACAGACCAGAAAACGCAAGCGTAAAAGCAAAAAACGTAGGTAGCTATGGAGTACTCCGCAGACTTCGAGACAACCACAGATATAAATGATTGTCGCGTTTGGGCGTGGTGCGTGTGCGAGATTGACAACCCCGACGCACTAAGCTATGGCACGGACATTGCCACGTTTCTTGATTTCTGCAAGGTTCACGGCGGTACATATTATTTCCATAATGCTGCATTCGATTGTGAGTTCATTATATGGTACCTGCTGACCAATGGATTTGAGTACAGCGAAAAGGCGAGGACAAAGACTTTCAAAACGCTCATATCAAACATGGGCAAGTTCTATCAGATGAAGGTGTGTTTTGAGAAGAAGGGTAAGAAGAAAGCGCTAACCTGCACATTCAAAGACAGCTTGAAGAAACTCCCCATGAAGGTATCGCAGATTGCAAAGGCTTTCGACCTCCCCATATCCAAGTTGGAGATTGACTATACGGAGTACCGCCCCATAGGTCACGAGTTGACCCCGCAGGAACGAGACTACATCAGGAACGACGTTCAGATTGTCGCTAGGGCGCTGCATCAGCAGTTCGGCAAGGGGCTTGACAGACTCACCATCGGAAGCGACGCGCTAAATGGGTACAAGGACATAATAGGCTCTAAGTGGGATGACTGGTTCCCTAAGATTCATCTGGAAATGGACGCTATGATACGCAAGGCGTATCGCGGCGGCTACACATACGCTAACCCTAGGTTTCAGGCTGACGAGGAACACGAGGACAGGTTGCAGGGCTACGGGGCTGCGTTTGACGTGAACTCGTTGTACCCCGACGTTATGTACAACAGACCTTTGCCAATCGGACAGCCGATATATTTCCACGGAGAGTACAAGGACAATCCCCAATATCCCCTGTACATCCAATTCCTCACTTGCCATTGCAAGTTGAAGCCCGACCACCTCCCCACGTTGCAGATTAAGAACAACCCGTTCTATTCCGAAACGGAGTACATCCATGACACGGAGGGAACAGTTGAGTTGGCTTTGACCAACATAGACTTGGAAATACTCATGCAGCAGTACGACGTGACGGTGTTTTCGTACAACGGCGGGTACATGTTTGAGCAAGCCACCGGACTGTTCAAAGAGTACATAGACTATTGGATGCACATTAAAGAAACTACCACGGGCGGTTTGCGGCAGCTTGCGAAGCTCATGTTGAACTCACTTTACGGCAAGTTTGCCACAAACCCCGACGTTACGCCGAAACTGCCTTACTTGAAAGAGGACGGTTCAGTTGGGTACAGATTGGGAGAGAAAGAGACGCGCGACCCCGTGTACACGCCTATGGGTTGCTTCATTACCGCATGGGCTAGGTACAAAACCATCAACGCAGCGCAAAGCGTGTACGATAGGTTCATGTACTGTGACACGGACAGCATACACATTTGCGGAACAGACATTCCCGAGGGTTTGGAGGTGCATCCTACACGTTTGGGCGCGTGGAAGCACGAGAGCAATTTCAGCATGGCTAAATATATCAGGGCTAAGACGTACATGGAGAGAATCTATCAGGTTGGCAAGATGGTTGATGGCGAATACAGGATGGTTGACGTTCAGCCGTTCGATGACGTTAAATGCGCTGGCATGCCAGAGGAGTTGAAGCGCATGGTGACGTTCGACAGTTTCAAGAGGGGCTTGCAGCTTCACGGGAAGTTGAAGCCAAGGCACGTTAGGGGTGGCATAGTGCTCGAACCCATAACGTTCACGCTCACCTGACAGGAGGTACAGCAATGATTGAGCGCAGTTTCAGGATTGACGAATCCATGTACGAGCAGTTGAAGGAGATTGGCGAGAGGGAGAACCTGCCCATATCGTATCTGGTGCGCGTCGCGATCTCGCAGTTTCTGAACGCCTACTCCGATTCGATTGATTTGGTGAAAATGAACGCGAGTTCTTGACAGTGCTTGCGAAGTTGGTTATGTTGGCTATGGTGATACCCAATCCGTCTGGACGATGACCGATGCGGGGTTGCTACGGGTGATACCGCCCGCACGAGTGCGAGCCGCATTAGCAGCGGCGGCGTTTCGGGAATGGCAATATCACCAGCACAGTCAGCCCTCGCCACGGTCACAACCAGATGGCGGGGGCTATTTTGTTGGAAGGAGAAGAACATGAACCTAGAGGATTTGCTCGCTTGGCTCCGTGAGAGGATGGAGGACGGCGAGTACGCGACCGCAGAGACGTTCCTAACGGACATGGCTAAGCGTGGAGCGGATGCCGACGAGTACCGAAGTTCCGCCGAAGCCCGCATGAGCGAGTATGCGGCGAACGAGGAAGCCATGAAGGCTGACATTCAGAGTTTGAAGGCTCGCAACTATGACCTGCTGATGCAGATTCCCGCCGACGACAGCGGGGACAACGACGGTGACGGCGTTGTCGTTGAGGACGTGGACGATGACGGCACCGTGTACCACATCGACAACCTTTTCACCGATGACAAGGAGGACGGCAACAATGGCAACTAAGACTATCAAGACGCTGAACGCGACGAACGCGCAGATTTTGAACGCGATTCGCACCGATGCTTCGTTCGCGTACCAGCAGCGCATTCCTGCCGCGACGCAGGGCGACATTACCGAGACGGTGAACAACCTGCTCGAATACCGCCCGATGATGAACGAGTTCATCGACGCGCTTGTGAACCGCATCGGAGACGTTGTTATCAAGAGCAAGGTTTGGACTAACCCGCTCGCGCAGTTCAAGCGCGGCATGATGCAGTACGGCGAGACTATCGAGGAACTCGCCACCACGCTCATTCAGGCTAAGCGCTACGACCCGAACAAGTGCTATGATGACGTGTTCGCTTGCAACGCGCCCGACGTTATGAGCAACTTTCACAGCATCAACCGTCAGGACTACTACGAGCTGACCGTCAACGACATGCTTCTGCGTCGTGCGTTCCTGAACGACTACGGGCTGCAAGACCTCGTGGGGCGCATCATGGAAACGCCGTACACGTCCGACTACTGGGACGAGTACCTTATCATGCGCAACCTTTTCGCAGAGTACGCGCGAATCGACGGCTTCTACAAGGTGAGCGTTCCCGATGCTTCGGCTGCGTCCACCCGCGCGGAGAAGCAGGACGATGCTATGGCGATTACGGAAGCCGTGCGCTCGATGGCGGGCAAGATGCGCTTCCTTTCTGGGCAGTACAACGCCGCAGGTGCGCCGACGTTCACGAACAACGACGACCTTGTTCTGTTCGCAACTCCCGAGTTCGTGGCTATGCTCGATGTTAACGTTATCGCGTTCGCGTTCAACGCATCCGCAGCCGACTTCAAGATGCGCGTTATCGAGATTGACGATTTCGGCATCGACGGTTGCCAAGCCATTCTGTGCGACCGCGATTTCTTCATGTGCGCGGACACGCTTATCGACTTCGAGAGCATCCGCAATCCCAAGGCGATTTCGTGGAACTACTGGCTGCATCACCACGGCATCTATTCTGTGTCCCGTTTTGTGAACGCAGTCATGTTCACCACGGAAGCTGCCACCAGCGTCACCGTTCCGTCCATTAAGGCTAGTGGCGTGACGCTCGACTATGCGGAGGTTGACGGCGTGAAGCCGACGTTTGCCAAGCGCGGGGATAAGACCCGACTTGTTGCCACTGTTCAGGGTACCGTAACGCCCAAGACGGAGGGGTACACGGTTCCGCAGGGCTGTACGTTCACAATCACCGCGAACAACACGGGTGTTGAGAGCGGCGGCGTTCGGTTGAAGCTGGGTACGTTCGTGGATGCCGAGGGCGTTCTTCACGTTGCCGAGGACGAGGTTGCGGAGAACGTTACCGTTACTGCGACCAGCACCTACATTGACCCGACCGTTGCGATGGGTTCACAGGTGTACCAGCACAAGGATTTGATTATCGGCATCGACAAGGCGTACACGCCCGCGGGCTAAGGAGTAAGTCATGGCACAAGATTTCCCTGGGTTGCCAGAGAACATCTATGAGTATGAGAATAGGTTCAACTATTCGGTATGGACACCGAACACGTCTATTCTCATGTGCAACGTGCCGTGGGATTCTTCGTACCGTGACGTGGTGCGCTTTGATTCCGACAAGGAGCGGGACGCTTATTTCGCGTCCCGCTCCGTTGACGGGTATGCGTTCACGCTGAACGGGCTTGTATATCTTCGATACGGCGAGCCTATCCGTGTGAACGCGCCCTTTGACATGGTTACACGTTGCAACTACATGGTTGTGAAGAACCCGCTGCAACCCGTACCTCCGTCTGGCGGCAGACAGCCAGACGTTTTCTATTACTTCGTGAACGACGCGAAGTACATAGCGCCGAACACCACGCAGGTGAACGTGCAGCTTGACGTGTGGATGACATACTACGACAGAATCAGCTTCAACCTTTGCTACGTGAACAAGGGTCACATCGGAATCGCCAACGAGAACAGCACCATCTACAACCTTTCGGAGTACATGACAGATGCGGAGGGTTTGAACATAGGTGACGAGTACGAGATTACTGACCTTGCAATCGACAACTTTCTCAATGAGCCGCCGTACATCGTTATCATGTGCACGGCTGACCTAACGGCAGGGTTCGGCAGCGTGTCCAACCCAACGCTCAAAACGGCTACTGGCTCCATCAACGACGGTATGCCGTCTGGTTCGGCTGTGTACGCTTGCAGTAGCGAGAACTTTTTGGAGTTGATGAAGAAGCTGCAAGATGCGCCGTGGGTTTCGCAATGCATCAGCATGGTCACTGTGGTTCCTGCTCGCTTCGTTCAGAATGCGACGGAAACGACTGTTGCGGGAATACCTATGCTGCGTATGCCAGACACGCCAGCAGAGAACATCGGTTCGTTGGTTGTAGAGCACGTGCTTGATATGTTCCACATCCCTGATAGGTACAAGCACCTTTTGAAGTTCTACACGTCACCGTACTGCGTTATCGAGATGACTGGGTACAACGGCGGCGAGATTGTCTTGAAGCCCGAATGCTTGGAGATTAACTCACACCAAGGTAAGGACAGCATCAATCTTGTTACGGAGACCGTTGTTGCGCCGCCCGACATTCGAGGGTATTCCTATGTGTCAGGATATAACACCGCCAAGGGCGTTGGCGGCAGCGTTGATGCCGACTACTATCTTCCTAGCGGCGAATCTTTCCCGCATTCGGAGTACAATGAAGAGTCGTTGGACATAGCCATTCAGTTCAGCAACTTTCCGCAGTTCTCGCTTGTGAACAACCAGTACATATATTATATGGCATCGAACCGAAACAGGCTTGCGTACCAGTTCGCCGCAGCGGATTGGTCGCAGCAGAAGTCGCTTACGGCAGCGCAGCTTTCTTTCAACCAGAGCGGGGCGAACATGCAGAACGCATGGGCGAATCAGCAGGTGGCAAATCAAGCCAACTGGGCGTTGAGCGGAATATCGCAGGAGAAGAACCTGTGGAACGGCGCTTCGTCCATGATTTCGTCTGGCGTTGGCGCTGTTGGCAGCCTTGCATCTGGCAACTTCGGCGGTGCCGCCACGGACGTTGCCAACATGGCGCTCGCTGGTGCGAACACCGCGCTGAACGCCGACTGGATTAACAGGACTACCGCGACGCAGGTTGGCGCGGCTACCGCGACCACGCAGAACAACATCGGCTTGCAGGGGTACATGCGGGATACGAACTATGACTATGCCGTGTACGCCGCAAACGGGGACTACGAGACGGCTATTCAGGGCATTCAGGCGAAGGTTCAGGATGCGCGGCTCACGCAGCCGTCCACTTCGGGACAGAACGGCGGCGATGCTTTCAACTTCTGCAAGGGGTACATGGGAGTGCGGTTGAAGTTCAAGCGGTTGAAGCTGAACTTTCTGCGTCAGGTCGGAGACTTCTGGCTGCGGTACGGCTACTACGTTAACCGATGGATTGTGCCACCTACCGACTTGAAGTGCATGGAGAACTTCACGTATTGGAAGATGCAGAGCGTCTCGCTTTCGACAAGCGAGGTGCCCGAACTGTTCAAAGAGAGCATCAGGGGCATTTTTGAAAAGGGCGTGACAGTCTGGAACAACCCTGATAAAATGTACAAGATTGACCTAGCCGACAACGAGCCTGTGAAGGGGGTGCGTTACTGATGGGAAGGAATCGCAAGGGCAAGCGCAACACGTGGCAATCCGCTGAAATGAACAACTTGCAGTACCGCATGTACTATGAAATGTTGGAGCAGATGGCTTGCGCGATATACCGTTGGGAGGGATTGCCGATGGAGATTGACCAGCGCTTTCTCGAACTGACACTTTTCAATCGCGGAATGAGCGTGTTTTTCCGGGATGACGAGTACGACGCTTATTTCTCTACTATGGGCGCACCGTCTGGGCAGATTAACATGTACCAGAATCCGCTTGCGTATATCGCATATGGAACTAACGGTTTTCATCGTCGGTTGAAGTCCACCGAATGTGTACCCATCTGGAACAACTATCTGCGCAGACCAGACATTAACGCAATGCGAATCTACGCGCGTAGGCTTGCTGACATTGACAGGACTGTGGACGTGAACCTTATGAGCCAGAAGATGCCGATATTCGCGGTTGTTCCCGAATCGCAGCGGTTGACCATTCAGAACCTTATGAAGCAGTACGTGGGCAACGAGCCTATCATTGTGGGCGCGGACGGAATGTTCGACCCGTCGCAGATTACATACCTTAGTTCTGGCGCGCCGTTCATCACGCCCGAACTGCTCAAAGCAAAGCAGACGGTTTGGGCGGAGATTATGACGTACTTCGGTATCGAGAACACGAACATCAGCAAAGCGGAGCGAGTTCAGAGCGCCGAAGTCGAAGCGAACAACGGTCAGATTGAAGCGAACCGCCTTATTCGCCTGAATTGCAGACGCGAAGCGTGCAGGCAGATTAACCGAAAGTACGGGCTTGAGGTTTGGTGCGACATGAACAAGGACGTTTCTAGCCAGAACATGAACGTGCTGCTCATGGCCGACCCCGAGGTTCAGGCGGATGGAGGTGCTGGGCTATGAGTTTGTACGAGGACGGAGAGTGCGGCGTTCCCTATCATCGTGGGGCAATCTTCACGGTGGAGTTGGGTTCGCTTGTCGAAAACGGATTCGATTTGGGGCTTGACAAATACCCCATTTTCGATGAAGAATACCGTGCGCCGCTGAACGCGAAGATTGTCGAGCATTTCTTCTTTCGAGAGATTGGACAGGAGACACCCGCGCTTTTCAGGCGTTTTCTGAACCGCAAGATGAACGAGATTATGCCGTTCTACAATCAGCTGTACAAGAGCGCGTTGCAGGATTTCGATCCGTTCAGCAACTACGACATGCGCACGGAGGGAAGCACGAGCGGAACGTCAGACCAGTCTAGGGACTATTCGCGCACCGAGAACACGGCCACCAAGGCGACGAGCGAGACGGTGAACGACACCGACAGCACGGCGCGAACCGTTGTGAGCACGACACCGCAGATGCAGCTTTCTGGGAACGAGGACTACGCAACCAACCTCACCGACAGCACGAGCAACACGACTGCGAAGGGAACGAGTGCGCAGGACAGCAATGCGGAAAGCGAGTCAAGCGACACCACGAAGGCGAGTTCAAAGACGTTGGAGGATTACGTCACGCACGTGAGCGGCATATCGGGTATCACCAAGGCACAAGCCCTCATGCAGTTCCGTGAGACGTTCCTGAACATCGACATGATGGTCATAGGCGATTTGAACGAGCTTTTCATGGGTATATACACTGATTATTGGAACGCACTCTAGGGAGGTGATATTTATGGGAATCTACTATCCGTTTCTTGGTGGCGGGCGAACGTGCAACCAGATTACAACCCCGCTAGTGTACGACGAATCGCTATCCGTGGAGCAGCAGATTGCTTGTCTATTCGGCAAGATTGCCAACATCGACAGCGATTTTGTGACCACGGTTGAGTTCGATGATTTCAAGAGCCAGATTCATGCGGAGCAGGTCGCACAGACTGAACAGCTTGAAGGGTACACGGATTCGGAGATTGCCAAGCTGGACAAGGAGTTGCGCGACCTGATTGCAGGTTTGCAGGTTGGCTTGCTTATCTGGAACGTCACAGTTGGCAGGTACACGGGCAACGTACGCTCTATGCGTGACTTATTCAACGACGTTACGGTACACGCAATCACCGTTGACACGCTCGCGCAGCTTGACTTGACCGTTGACCAGCTTGCGGAATGCGGATTGAACGTCCGTGGGTTGGCGGTTTTCAGCGGATACCTCATGGGTGAGGAATTCGTACCGGAAGGCATCACATATGATGGTGCCCCGTCGCTCGATGGTAAGCTGACATGTGCCATTCTAGCGAACGGTGTGATTAAAGACGGGTACTTCGTGGAAGGGAATCAATGATGGCAGGTACACCGACAACTAATTACAAATTGCCGACTTACGCGGCACAGGATGCGCCGAACCTAACGGGCGCGTACAATCAGGCGATGGCGAAAATCGACACGCAGATGAAGGTCAACGCTGATAACGCGGCAGCTGCGAAGTCTGGTGCGGCATCAGCTAGTTCGGCAGCGAGCGCAGCTAAATCAACTGCTGATAGCGCTTTGCAAAAGGCGACCTCTAACGAGGGCTCTATTTCCGCGCTGACTACCCGCGTCAATGGATTGGAGAGTGGTTCGTTCTCACCTTCCGCAGATGACGCGACACTCACCGTAAGTCAGCTTTCGAGCGCTAAGGTCACCAAGGCCGGAATCGTGTACTTCAAATCCGTGTAGTAGAAAGGGTAATTATGGCTACGGAATACACTCCGAACTATAATCTAGACTTGTACGCTTCGGCTGACAAGCCGAATCTGCGTGACCAGTACAACGCAGCAATGGGTAAGATTGACACGCAGATGAAGGCCAACGCCGATGGGGTCACCAACGCGAACGCGAACGTGGGGACGCTGCAAACCCAGATGACAGAAGCACAGAAGGACATTTCAGCGCTGGAATCCACTGTGGAGACGCACGGGACGCAAATCACGCACGTTCAAAAGACGGCTGACGATGCGCTTTCCCTCGCACAGACCAACGAGAGCGACATTGCGGACACGCAATCCGACGTGACGTCGCTAACTGGTCGCGTGACCACGGTTGAGGGCACCGCGAACAAGAACAAGACGGATATTGCTTCGCTTGAAACTCGCATGGATGCGTCGGAAAGCGACATTGACGGACTTCAAACGAGAGTCAATGGCAAGGCACCGACCAGCCACGCCAGTTCATCGAATACCTACGGTCAGGGTTCGCCTTCCAATTTCGGACACCTGAAAGTCGTAGATAGCGGAACCGCAGCAGCGTCTACTGGAACGGCTGCTTCGCCGAAGATGGTGAGCGAGTTGTCACCTAAAATCGTTCTCAGACAGGAAACCACGATAGCTGGGCTTGGTGTGACGGTTACTTTCGGCGGCGGTACAGTCGTGTGCTCGCTTGTCAAGTCCGCCGCGACATACGATTTGCCGTCTGGCGAAACAACGCTTGCGACCATTCCAGTAGGGTACCGTCCGACGGGTGACTTCGCAATGAGCGCATTTGTGGAGCAAAATGATAGTGCCAACGTGTACATGTTTGTCAATAGCACTGGTCGCGTTTGGGTTGTGGTGACAGGCCTAGCGATGAAAGGCGTTAAATTGACCGGGCAGATTGTCTGGAACATCGTCGCCAGGGTGGGTTAGGAATAGAAATGCCTAGTATCAGAACCATCTGCTATTACGCAATGTACGTTATCGGCGAAGTCGAATCCAATTGGAACTGGACAGCCGTTAACTACAACGACCCTATCACGATAGGTATGATGCAGTGGTATGGTACACGGGCTGCTGCGCTGCTCAACCGCATCAAAAACGAGATGCCAACTGCTTACGGGCAGTT